CCTCCACCAGAACCTCCATCTAAAGCTGGTCCATAATCTTGTGTACTTGCAGTTGCACCTTTTCCTCCCCCAGCAGAAGTAACAGAAAAACCAGAACTTACGGCACCTGCTGCTCCACCAGCACCACCTCCACCTACTACAATCGCATAAGCGCCAGGAGAAGCAGAAACGGGAGTTCCACCAGTGGCAGGGTTAGGATAACTTTGTCTAAATCCACCTGCACCAGCACCACCACCATTATCTCCACCTCCTCCGCCACCGCCACCAGCGACAATAAGATAATCTATAGTGTTAGATCCCGCAGCATTACCTGCACAAGTTACAGTAAATGTTCCATCACCTAAAAATGAATGAATTTTATAATCTCCTGATGTAGTTATAGTACCACCCGTCGCTGTGACATAAGATGTTTGGCTTACGCCTTGGTCAGCCACAGATGTAACTAACCATCCTTGAGTAGAATCAACATATAATAAATCTACTGCTTCTCTTTCTCTAGATAATGTTGCATCGGCAGTATCACCTTGAATTTTTTCTGATCCATTTGCCGCAAGGGTAACATTATTTGTGTCCCATGTTCCAGCGTAATCAACTAATCCAATTTGATTTCCCGCAGTTCCTGCGGGTAAATTAACTGTAACTGCTCCTCCTGTTGTATTTACAATATACCCTTTCCCAGCTACTGCTGTAAAAGTACTTGTTTTAATATCACTTGTTTGCCAATCAATTGCTCCAAAACCTGTTGCTGTTCCTGTACTAGCATTTATTGTTCCTGCTATAGTTAAAGTTGCCCCTGATGGAAGGGTAATTGTATCCCCTGACGCACCAACTTGTAAAGCTGTGCCAGACTGTGGCTCAATCTTATCTGTTTTTAAAGTATTATTTACACCATCTAATTCTATTGTCATATTATTACCAAATTACCTGTGATTGTTTGAGTACCTGTAATTGTTACAGGACCCGCTAACACACCCGAATCTATTGTTTGATCGTCACTTAAAGTAGAACTATGTGTTGTTACATATGCCGTAGCATCCATGCTAGGAGAAGGCGCACGTTTTGCTGGATATGTACAAAAAACATCTTTC